CTATCGCATCTAGCCAGGTTAGGCTTGTGTTAAGTGTGTTCCATGTCTCCGCTGCATTTACCTGTTCCCATTTTACCGCAACTTGGGAGAAGTTTATCGGAGAAGCGTTGAAAGTCAGGCTCAGATTGTTCACACTTGCTCTGAATGTCCAGCCCTCGATGTAACCCTGAAATGACCCATTAGTGATGTTAGGCGGTAGATTCTGAATCCAGACCGGCTGGCCTAAGAAAATGTTGATTAAGGCATCTCTATCTGCATCGTCAATTTCAGGGTTTCCAAGAGCAAAGGTAATGCTCTGGAATTTAGGATAAGGATTGGCTCTTAGCTCGATGTAACGATCTGCTAGGGCTTCAGCATCTGAGGTGTGTTTAATGCGAGATGTAAAGGATTCTGCATAAGTGCCATAAAGAGACTGGCTAGTTAAATCCTGAGCCACATAGGATTGATTGCCATTGTTATCGTAAATGATGTTGAAGTAGTTTCTAAGGTCTCCAGCGCGAGTAGTCGCAGCCAGTCCAACGCCATTAGCATGGTTAGCATCGAGGGTGGTGTAGCCATTAGCCGCCAAGTAGTCCTGTCGATGAGTCTGGTCTGCGTAGCCGATATTGCCGTTGGCATCTTCATAGAGAACGCCGAAGGCTGAGTTAGCAATATCCGTGCAAAGTGAGTAAAGGTCTGTCTTGCTAGATGATCGTGCAATTAAGGTGTAATCGCCTGGTCGGTCAATTTCGCCCAAGCCGATATTTACTGCATTAGCCCAAGTCTCCGTAGGGTTATAAGTAGCCCAAGTTTCAGCTGCTGGAACTTCGTTCCATTGGCCTAGAAGATAACCAGATAGGAGTGTATAAATCTGGTCTCCATCTTGGTCTTGAGATAGAACGCCGTTATCAATAATTTTAGGTAATTTAGATAGCGCACCTAGTGCAGTAATAGTTGCAGTAGTGGTGTAGCCAAGGCTTCCGGCTCTGTTAACGGCAATAGTAAAATCTGAGATTAACCCGCCGAAGATAGGAACATAAGTGCCAACGGAATTAGTTACTTGAACTGAAAGGCTAGTTCCTACAGTAAAGTCATAAGAACTGTTATTAAAGTTTATTAACTGTAACTGGCAATAGCCTGCAACTGGCTGCTGATTAATGTCGGTACGGCCAGAAGTTACTGTTAGGTTGGCTACGGTAACATCCGTTACCTCTTGGCCATCTACCTGAATTTTATAAGTGGGAGTCCAGGCGGTCATGCGTAGATTAAGCCCCCGCCTAGGGTTCCTCGAGCTGAGGAGTCATTAAGAATACTTACGATTTGTCTAGCGGTTGACTCGCTGTCGATTGCGCCATTAACAGTAATGTTAGTGTTTCCGGTGCTGGCATAAACATAGCGTGGAACTGAAGGCGCTGCTGGCGCTGGTGTAGATGGAGCCATTGGAGCGGAAGGAGTAGTCGCTCCGCTGTAAGAGGCACCAGAGAAGAAGTTTCCTACGGCTGAACCAGCACCCTTGATAGCATCGATGATGCCCTTGATGGTGTTGTAAATCTTTGTAATGTTATCCACGAAGTTAGCGAACTGGTCAATAATTGTTGAGATTATCTTGCCAAGTGCCTTGAAGGCTAAGCCAAGAGTTTCACCAATCGCAGGAGCAACATAAGTAACTACAAAATCTGCGATGTTTCTAAGTAGGTTAAAGAATGGTCGCAGCTCGTCATTGTTGCGACTTAAAGATTCTTGAACTGAGTTAAAGGCTGATCGTAGGCCGTTAATAATTGGCTGGATGACCTTCATGACTGGAGCCAGTTTATCGCCTAGGTTAGCCGTAAAGTCCTGAATTGCTGGAATAACATTCTTAACAATGAGATTAACCATTGGAGTAATAGCATCAAGGATGTAAGCGCCTACAGTCTCTTTACCTTCATCGAAGGCAATTTGAAGGCGTGTTAACTTGCCTTGAAATGTGTCTGCCTTGGTAGATGCCTGGTTCTCGAAAGTGTCTGCAAGCTTGGCTGTTATCTGATCCATGCTCATGGTCTTAAGTTCAGCAGCGGATAGTCCGATGCCTAATCTAGTAAGAGCAGCTGTATTACCTTCTGCTGCCTTAGCCATTGCATTGGTAACTGCCTCGAGAGACTTGCCTGAACCGGCTGCAACATCGATGGCTACAGACTGAAGCTTCTGAGCCTTAGTGACATCTCCAGTAGCCCTTGCAAGGCGTTCTAGGGATGGTCTGAGTTCATCATCGGTAACGCCAAAGGCTAAGGATGTCTTGGTTATGTAATCTTCTGTAGCGGCTATCTGGTCATCTGTAGCACCAGTTACATTCTTAAGAGTAAGAGCCAACTTTTCCTGAGCGGCTGCATCGGCAATGGCTGACTTAACGCCATCGATGGCTAACTTGCCTGCATAGGCTACGGCTGCTGCGCCTGCTGCTGCGAAGGCTAATCCGGCCTTCTTGCCGAACTCTCCAACCTTATCGCCGAAGGTAGCAACATCTTTATCTGCCTTGTCGAGGTTCTTAGTGAAGTTATCGACATCGGCGAGCAGCTTGAGCGTTAATGCTCTTGTACCTGTAGCCATTATGTCCACTCCTTCAAAATCTTATCGAATGATTCTGTCCATCTAGCCACGATCTGCGGTTGAATCTTGCGAAGCGTTGGATAGATAAACCATCCCTTAGAGCCTCGACCTTCACGGCCTGACCAGACAGGGAACTGCTTATACTTGTTAGAACCGAATTCTGAACCGCCCCAGATTGTCTTAGTGGTTGCACCACCGGAGAACTTCTGAGAAGCGAATCCGTAAGTTATCTCGCCAATACGGCTTGATTTCTTAACCCTAGAACCCTGAGCAATTCGACCAGCAACCTTGTTGCTTTGAAGAGAGTTAGCTGTCTGAATAACTTCATCTCGAGCGAATTCGGCCAGAGCGCCTGACTGGCGCTTGGCCTCTTCGTTGGCTTCTTCACCCATATTCTTTAAGGCTTTGAATACCATGCGGAGTTCTGTCTTATCGAAGGCGATTAATTCATCTGCCACGATTACGCTCCTCTAGTATTTCAACTGCTGTAAGAATATCCTCGGCACTTTGCCAATGATCCATAGGAATCTTTGTAGCTATTGCCAGTTCAACTAAGAGTCGGCTTACGCTTCCTCTTGGATGACTTTTGGGTCTTCCCCACCTACTTCAACATCGTCTATAGATTCCATCCATACATCGAGTGTCTTAGTTGGCTTACCGCCTGCTTCACGCTTCATGGCGCTGTGCGCGACATAAAGAATGTCCCACATACCCCCGAACTGAGAGATGACCTTCTTAGTTGCCATCTCCCATCGGGCGTAATCTGGCGGTCTAACCATGTAACTGGTTTCGGTTCCGTCTATGTATTTAATTGTTATTTGCTGCTGCATTGTGTGCTCCCGTTTCTACTTTTTAGGAGAATGTCTCTGTGACAATTCCCTGCTTGACTTTGAAAGTAAAGTCTACAGTCTGAGCATCTGTTCCAGCGCCACCGGCTGTTGGGAATTCTGGGAAGATGTCGAATACGAACTGAGCGCCTGTTACTGCTGTGAAAGTAATAGCGATAGTTGTATCTGGTGTTTCTGCTGCTGTCCATAGAGCTTCGCATACTGAAGAAGTCTTGCCCCAGTCTGCAAGCATTGAAAGAGCGAAAGTACCTTCAACATTAACGGTCTTTACCGCTTCGCCGTCGAGAGTCTGGTAGACCTCGCGTACATTTGTCTTTGTTAGAACTGCTGAAGTCGCTTGAGCGTCAATATCTGTTCCACCTGTGAAAGATAGAGAAACATCGCGACCTGTGATTACTGTGGTTGCCATTATTTATCCTTAGTTTGTTTGTGTGTAGTAGGTAGAAACTCTGATATCGGCGACCAAGCAATTAGAAGGCCCGACCTGAGTAACTGTTGGTTTTTCAACCGCTCCGATTGTGTACCCTGCTGGGATCACCTTCAGAACACTTATTACGAGCTGCTCGAGGTTGTCGAGCGATGCAGGGTTGCTGTTATATGCAACCGCGACTGAAATTACGAGGTTAATTTTTGTGTGAAGCGTGGTCTTGCCGATTGTCTCCAACTCGAGATAAGGAGAGTCTGGAACTGTAACCACGAAAGGCACCATAGGCGCTTCTGGGACATAGGCATAGACATTGCCTGCAACGCCTGAGAAGGCTGCTGCTAGTGGCTCGCGTACTGTGTCAAGGATTGTTGAAGCAGGCATTTATTGCACCATTGAATCGGTGTCGATGTATGCCCCTAATAGTCCTGAAACACGATTAAAGAGACTGCGCCCTAAACGGTACGGGCTAACATTAGTAAAGTCGACTCCCTCGATCTGTCCACCAGGAGCGATGCGAGATTGGAATACCTCGACTGATACGGCTAGGACTGCTGACTCTACTGCGCTGACTCCAACATAAGTTGAAGCGCCTGAAAGAGTAGCCAAGCCTGAAGGGATTACTTGCTTTGCAGCGATGTCTGCGTTTGTGATTGCTACAGTAAAGAGATCATCATAAGAATCTGAGATTGTGAAAGTTCCGTTAAATGGGGAGCCGCATCCTGTGATGACTACGCTCTGACCCGCTGAGAAATCGTTCTGTCCGACTGTTCTGTAGATAGCAACATTTGCTTCTAGTTCTACTTCATCGATGGCGTTTGCATACTTGACAAGCATTGGCAAAATCACGGCTTCAGCCGTATCTATCACATCGGTTAAATAAGCATCGCTATAAAGGGATGTAGAGA